TCAAGTATCTGCTGGCGAGTTGCTTCAATCTCCATAGCCTCAACATGATCCTTTGGAAGGATGACCGCATTTGCAACGCTCTCACCCATCTTGCGCGTCCAGTCAAGTTTGAGTAACTCATCCTGATTGACATTCGGGTTGCCAGCGTAACGCTGTATCAGCGAATCGAGGAGCATGTTGTCCTGTGGTGTGCTATCTTGCAGTAGCTGATTGGCAGACGAATATGCCATGAGCAAGATCTCGGAAGGCGGAAGGTTTCGCTCCACCATAGCCAAACAACATGCAATTGCATCCTCATCAAGGTGTGCGGGAACCTCAAACGGAATAAGGAATGACGGCAGGTCTAGGCTTGCCTTGTCAAATGCATCCACAACATCACGCCTTGCCCAAGTAGCTTCAGGGATGTGCTGGCGAGCTACATCAAGCAGAGTTTTCAATTCACCAGCGGCCTTGATATGTTCTGGGTGACAGATGCCCCTCTGCATGCGCTCAACCATGAGTGAGAACTGGCGTGCAAAGCGCATAAGGATACCCTGACGAAGCTGATTCTCGATAGCGGCAACGCGATTGACTTCACTTGCTGTCCGCTTTTGTCCCTGCGTGTCAACACCAGCGGCAGGAAGGAATGTTCCAACCTGAATCTCCGCCAGTCCGCTGACGAACTGATCCAACTTCAGGAAGTCGTCCGTATCGGCAGGAAGCTGTTGAGGGATTACCTCGTAGCCATCCGAGACAATTGCAACGGGGTGGTTGACCGATAGCGGCGGCACTCCCGTCTTTGCGTTCGGGCCTTTCTTTAGTAGCAGGAGTCCCTTGAGATATGTGTTATCAACGACAAGGTTGCGAGCCTTCTCGATAGCGACATGGGTGTTGTACAGGTCGCGGCCTGCTCCACGGCTCGACATCAGGTTTCCGCTTCCGATCTCCACCGAGAACAACGCCAAGCAATCACTCATCTTGTTAAAGCGATCAACCTGCGTACAGATTTCCTTTCCGCTCTTGTCATCAAACAGGTAACGGCTGATCTTTCCAGTAGGTTCTTTTACCAAAATCTCGCCTAGCTCGACATACTTCGCATCGTTCTCGTAGCTGGCTCCGTAGCTTCCTTCGCGAATCCAGTCCTCATAACGCCTCGCGTCATCGTCAGCGTCAAGCGTACGACCCGCTGGAATTGCGTTGTTAATAGACTCAATCAAGTTGTTGATATGCCATCCAGCCGACGCCGACAACTCGATATGCTCCAGCACAGGCAGAAGCTCTGCGATCTGATAGCGGCGTTTACGCGCCCAAATAGGTGTCATGTCTGATACCTGCGGTGTCTCAATTGAAAAGAATGTGTAATCCTGACGCAAGAACTCTGGCTTCCAGTCGCGCATGTCATCCCAGCAGGTTCCACAATAACCAAATGTCGTATTCTCATGGACGATCTGCGCCACAAGGTCATCGAATCCCTTCCAAGCCCTGATACACTTCGTGATCTCCTCGCGGAAGATCTTGGTCTTGTTCTCGCTGTCAACCGATTCAATAGGATACTGGGTATATGTGAGCGTCTGCGCCGTCTCGATTACCTGCCTGAACGGAGGCTGGATGCGGCTGACCATCGTTGAAAGGAATCCAGTAGGGCGATTGCTACGCCAGTTCTGTCCCATGCTCTCCAGCTTCTTGTTGCTGTAAGGCGGCTCAAGGTTCAGCTTTTTTTGGATCAGTTGATTCTTCTTATTGCGCTCGACATTCTGTTGCTTGAGTCGGCGATACGCGCTGTGAGCCTGCGTTGCGTCCTTGAATGTCCGCCTGACCTGTAGCGTATCAGGGTCAATTGTCTGCTCGTTTCCAATCGTTGGATCTACGACATCGAGATTTAGAATCTGTGGCCTGTCATGTACATCTTGAACTCGCGGTGCCTTGTCTGCGAATAGGTTGCTAATTTTTGGATCGAGGGGTTTAACGGAGTTTGTTGCCATATAGATTAAGCGTTCAGCCAGCAGTTTTCGGGTAGTTCGGTTGTTAATTGCAGTTCATCCTTATCGATGAACACAGCGGTTCGGTTGTCGTGACGAAGTTTCATGCACCCGCCAAGTACAGCCGTAGATTGTGTCTCGCGTGCCTGCCTGACATTCGCGCACAGGCGATCAGTCGCAGTAATGCAAGATCCACATCCAGCACGCCAGTTGATATTCTGTGGACATGACCTGCATGTCTTTGCACGCGCCTCGGCAAGATCATCAGTCACAAGCGGCAGACGCTTGGCAGACATCAGGATGTTCTTTGCCCATGTCTGGATGTCGTTCATTAGCTCGCTGGTACGAGTCGGGGCGTTAACGCTGGTAATGACTACGCTGTCAACTCCATGACAGAAGTGCGGATAGTTCCCGCAAATAAAGCTGTTCACATCACCCTCTACATCTCCGCTTGGCAAATGATTCTCTGCCCTGTAATTCTCGACAGCCTTTAACAATGCAGGATAAGACGGCGCATCTAGTCGTGCGTCTCCATCAATAAAATGCCACCCGTTAGGCGGGATCATGCCTTGTATCGGCTTTGCCATGCGTGTGTTTTAGTTCACCTAACAATAGTTAGCAAGTATAATTAAGGAACAAACTCATGACTGCATTTCGGGCAAATCACAGGCTTTTTGTCGTTTTCAGACGGGTTTTCGTCAATAATAGGCGGAATATTTGGCGATCCGATCATGTTTTCCAGTTCCTCTGGCGTGAAGCCAACCAGCGAAATGTTGTATTTTGCGTCGTTTAATTCATCAATTTCCACCGACAGCATGTCGTAGTTCCACCCTGACTTGGTTGCCAGTTGATTGTCAGCGATCACATAGGCACGCTTCTGCGTCTCACTCAAGTGTGACAACCTGACGCACGGCACCTCGGTGATTCCCAGCTTGTACGCCGCAGTCACCCGTCCGTGTCCAGCGATGATCCCGTTCTTGTCATCGACCAGCACAGGGTTGGTAAATCCAAACTCCTTGATGCTCGCGGCGATCTGCGCCACTTGCTCGTCGCTATGCGTCCTGCTGTTCCTTGCATACGGAACTAGGTCTTCGGTCTTGAGCATTTCAATCTTTGGATCAGGCAGGCAATTATTTTTCATATCAGCGAAATTTCGTGTTGACGCTCTAGCGGGTCAAGGGCATATTCGCCGTGTCTTCAAGGGTTACAGCCTTGTGACGAGATTTTCATCAGAGGTATTGATGCCTCGCCTGTTGAAGCCCCGTTGTAGCTGTAACCTATAACGGGGCTTCTGCCTTTTGGAGACTGAACCGCGAGTGTGAATTCGTACCACAGGGGCGGTGAGTCATCTGGCTTCGGCGAACCAAAACGCCCTACCCAGCAGAGCAGAGAAGAAGCGTACAGCATCCAGCCCTTCGCGGGGTGTTGTGGTTTCTTTTCCTTACTCTTTCCTTTCCTCAAGTCCAACCCTTGGGGGGATCAGGGGGGTGTTTCCTTTCTCCTTCGGTTTTCTTTAGCCATCGGGATTACCGACAACCGACGCCGACCGACAAATTGACGGCAACTGACGGCACGCATACGACATCACATCGATTGCTTATCCTGTACGCATGAAATGAAGCGTGAGTTGATTAGCAGACGCTCGGATAATCACCCATGAGGGGAATCTGCGTGTTATTTATAATCATCTACTAATTCGTTTACAATTAGTAGTTGTGGAGTCCCGCTGGGCGAACCATATGAAATCGGGTTTCCCCGATACGGGACTTTTGAGGACGGCCCGCTTGCGCGACCTGCATACCTATCCTTCGGAGAGTCAGCTTCCCGCCGACTGGGCCTGCGCCTCGACACCGACCGAGAATTCCCAGTCCTACGGGTGATCAGTCCGCTTTAAGAGTCGCTTCGCAAGAGTGATACAAATCCTATGCAGTTCGGGATATGTGTCAAGGGTTTGTAAACATGGATTGCGTTACATATATAGCGCGTTAAGTCGTATTGCGTTCCATATCGGGTATAATCTGGTGTCTTAACTGGTAAAATGTTCCCTATCGGGGTTATTATTGTTTGCGCTCGTAGACTTTTATTGGATGTGAATGATCGGCAACATTCCTGAAAGAAAAAGACCCCCTTTTTTCTGACAACCAAATTAAAGTTGGCGATTACTACTTATTGATGGTGAATGACTTATACTACTCCTGAATGGTAGGGTGGTTCCCGTCCTTTTCCGAGGGACACATTCCCACGATTCTGTCCTTCTCACAGGGACAGGTGCGTTAAAAAAACGGCGTCGTTTTATTAACAGCTACGGAGGCAGGACTTGAACCTGCAACTACCAGATCCAAATTCTGGGGATCTACCAATTGATCTACTCCGTATTTGCTGAAGCCGCCGCTGGTCTGGTGTTTCCCCACCCACCAACGGCGACCTCGTAACAGGGTTCCACACTTGTGGATCTGTTAATCCGATGACATATCAACATAGGGATTCGTGTCAATGATGCTCTGCAATCTTTTCTCAACAGGATCGGACTTCTTCGGTTCATCAACCATCTGCGCCGTCACCCCGCTCCGCTGGCGCATGAGATACACCAGCAGGCTCAAGCTGTCCAACTCGTCAGGCGAGCGCGACCTAGTACGCTTCACATACTCACCCTTGCTCTCAACCCTGACCATTCCCTTGCCCTTCTGCTTGTACCTACGAGCCGTTGCCTGCTTCACTAGCTCCTCGTTCCTGAACGACGGCGACAACTTCAGCCACTCAAACTCCAGATACTTCGCCAGACCAAAGATCAGTTCGGTAACGACTCCGTTGTACAACTCGCTCGCCTTCTGGCTGTCGTCTCCCAGTACATGCGTGTCACTCGCCGCCCAGCTATAGTTCACGCCCATCACCTCCCTACCAAACAGACTGCTCAACGAGTCATGGATACCCGCCCCATTACCAGTACGATCCACACACAGCCATGTCGGCGAGATCTTCATCTGCTTACAGAACTTGATGATCGCCTCGGTCTGCTCAAGCGTAGCCCTCTTCGGGAACGGGATCTGTGCGTCCAACTGCAACATCGTCTTCGGTGACTTGAACGGGATGAACTTTCCTGACAGCGGCGTCCAGCCATCAGAAAGCCCAAAACGCCCGTAGGAACACATCACCTGATCGTTCCCCTCCAGAGCCAAGTCAAACGCCGCCAAGGTCACCACAGGCCCAATAAACCGCACCATGCCGACCGAGTTGTCCATCATCGCAGGCGATATGATTCCCATGCTCACGCCCTCCTGCGGGAACCATCCACGCGCCATCGTGTACGCCTCCGCCGTATGCCCCTTGCTCACATAGCTCATGTAGCCCTGATAGGTCTGCAAGCCCGCATACACGATCCGCCTCTGGATCACATTCTCGCACCGAGCCGCATCCAGTCGCAACACATGATAGCCCTCACGACTCTCCCACTCAAAGTCATCCTCGCAGTCCACCGATCCCCAGCCGTGTTCAGGCTCGCACCGCACACCGAATCCGCTAGTGCGATCCTTCGGGTTGCTTGCACCAAAGACCTTGATCATTCCCTTGTGC